CAAACCTTGGATCTAATGTTAGTAAAAGTTTTGATTGATCTTCATATCTAACAAAAAGACTATTTAAAGGTTCTAAAACTCCTTTATCAACTGTACCTGCAAGTTTCATTAAAGTATTTAATCGGTTTACATTAAGATCGCTTTTAATTGTTGCAGGGTCAAGAAACCAAGCCATAGCTGCTGTTCTTGCATCTGCTAAGGTATCAAAATTATTTTCAGTAATTCTTTTGAGTAATATGCCATATTTTTGATTAGTGTCTCCATCTAAAGCTTCTGCGTTTGCTTGTAATTTTGTTGCAAGTAATGGATTTGCGTCTTGTAATTCCTCTAATAATGCAACTGCTTCTTCTCCTTTACCTGCTGTGTATAAAGCAGCAACATTCAACATACCTAATTCTAACGCTTCTTCTTTTGCTCTTTTTACTTCTGCCCTGTCTCTTCTATCTGCTTTGTCTGTATAGTCTTCAACATCTTCTCTTAACTCATTTTCCATCTCAACGTACTCAGGGTGGTCTAATAAAGTTAATTTTCCGCTAGGACCAAAGGGAAATTGATCTGCACTTTTAAAAATTGATAGAGCTAAATCTACATCACCAGTATCAAATCCAATTCTTTTTGCTTCAGCACTAAGACTATCTAATATTGTTTTATTAATAGCTGATCTATTTTTTGAACTTAATCCTAATTTATTTATATCATTTTCAAATTGATCTATAGAAGCTGTTAATAATAAAAATTGTTCTTTGCTTACATCATCTGAGTCTGGACCTGCTGTTTGAAATTTAATTACATTTTTAGCAAGACTAGAAGCATCAATTTTTAATTTTTCTACTTGAAAGTCCTCATGTCTTTTTTCGTGAATATCAGTTATTTTAGTTGTGGCATTTATAAGATATGGAAAGAATTTTTTGTTAAACGTATCACTATCTACATCACCTAAAGAATTTATAACTTCTGTTCTTGTTTCGTTTAACCAATCTGAAAACTCTAATGAATCTAAAGAGAAATTTGATAAAGGCACTCCATCTACTGTTGCACTTTCGTATTCAGTTTTAAATTTACTTTCTAAACCACCACCTAAAATTGTAGCTTTTGTTCTTTGAAAAACCTTGTTATAAAGTCTATTACCGCTAAACAGTTTATTATCTCTTACATATTTAGATGCGTCAGCCCAATCGTTTGTTGAGCTATCTAAAGCATCATTCATTGCTTCTTCTGATATTTCTGCCCTTCTTTCGTCAATTTTAGTTTCTATAAACTTTTCTAATACTGGATTTATAACCTTTAAAGTTTCGGCAAGTGCCATCATATTAGTTTTTGGTAAAACACTAACAGGCTTTACAAACGTATCAACTGGTTGTGCAAACGATTGGTAAGCAGTACTTTGAAAACTTGATGACATAGTTTTAACGATTTACAGCGATTTCGGTTTGCAAGGCACTTGCACCTGCACCCAATATTATTGATCCTAGAGAAGGTATTTGATTATATGCTTGTTGTGTCTGACTTCTGTATTGATTTCTTATATTTTGATATTGTGCTTCTGTCTGCTGTATAGACCTTGTATGCTGTCTTCTTGCTGATTCTAATGATTGTCTTATAGATTCTCTATAGTTTGCTGCTTGTCTTTCATTGTCTCGTAAAATCAAACCAAAGCTTACGCCAGATCTTTCTGAAGCTAAAAGTGAAGCTCTAGCTCTTAACGCATCAATAGTCTTAGCAAATTTATCTTGTGCAGAACTTTTTTCTTTATCACTCTGTTGTTCCATTAATGCTGCTTGTTTATTTCTTTTATCAGTTTCAGCATTAGCTACACCTGCCACCTCTGTTTGATATGCTTGTTCAGCAGCGTCTTGTGCAGCACTACGCATAGCAAGCCCTTGGAATAAACTTATACCAGCACTAGCAGCAACAAGACTACACATTTAGGCAATCCTCAAAAATTCATAAAATGGTTTTTCATGTTGTCCATACTTTTCGTGGTACTTTATAAAAACAAAACCGAGAGCTTCTAACCACTTTATAGCAGTATGATTCTCTGCATATACAAAATTATATAGGAGTTTATAAGATTTCAACAAACTATCTACCCATTTTCTACCTTTTCTTATCAGTTGTATTTTATATTTTTTATTAGAAAATAATTCGTCAGTACAGATCATAAATATACAACCACCTTTTATTACTCCACATAATCCCATAGGTTGATCTTCATCACCAGCTATTGTCAAAACTTTTTCACCAAATAAATAAGACAAGCGTAAAGCATCTTCAGCATCTTTTCCTGTCTGATATAAACCTTCTAATCTATCCATTTGCCTCATGTTTTGACATACATAATTAAGATCTGATAGTTTTGATTTTCTTAAATATCCCATTAAGTTCTTCTACTCCTCATGTGAAATACTCCTTCATATTCTGCACTAGCTAACAATGTAGGCAAGAACGTATTGTTCTTTACATCTATATCTACTCTATCTGACTTGCTCATAATAGGCACTTTAAATGTACCTGTATCTAAATTAATTTGACCGATAGAAGCAGAAGCAGCACCAAGCAAACGACCAGTAAATTTATGTAGAGATGTATCTCTATTCTCAGGGGTTACTTCTACTTGAAAGAAACCAGAGTCTTCGTATTTAATATAAAAATGATGTATTTGTAATCGACCACTTATAAGTTCAGTAGCACCTCCACCACCTTGAGTTAATCTTTGTTGACTAAACCTATAGTGCATTTCAAAAGGTTCGCCAATAATAAATTTACTATTTCTAAAATCACCTGTTGCTGTAATCGTAGAAGTAGAACCATCAACTGCATTAGTAGTTGTTAGTGCTTGTCCTGATACAAGAGTTTTTGTATTGCCTTGAGCATCTACAAATGTACTTGTTTCGTTACTAGCAAGATACCTGCCTACTACATTCATATTAGCTCTTAACCTGTAAGGAACTGTAAATGTAGAAATACCAGTAGCAGAGTTGTAAGCAACAGACACACCGCTAGTAGCTTCAGTTACCTTATGGTCTAAATGATATTCAAACTCTGCATTGGGTTCTCTAAAGTTAGTTTCAAATGGTATTTTTTCTAGTGTTACTTTATTAGCTTCTTCTATAACCATTATCAAATCAGTACCAATAAAATCAATATTTAAAATAGACCTATTACTATTTATTGTGTAAGTAAACCAAGCGTTCAAAGCTTTAGTAAAACCTTCGCCATATAACCATCTATTTACATATAACTTGTTTGGATTTTCTGTACCAAGCAAAACAAGAATATCTTGGTTGTTTGATACTGCCATTTTAAAAATACCACTTGGTATCAGTCTTGGTACATGAATAGTTGTGTTTGCAGCATCTTGAATCTGTTGATTACCTGCAATAATATATTCTCTTATACCAGCAAAAGAACCTTTCTTAGTTAAGAAATAAATAGAAGAACCAGAACCTACAGGTTGTGCTGCTGCATTACTTTCAAATTCAGTTTGTACAAGTACGTTAGCTGTTGAAGGTGTGAGGTTATCTGCTGAACTTGATAATACAAATTGCGTTTGTTCAGAAAATAATATAAGTTTTTCTCCCATAGTTACTGCGTGTTTTAATATTGCAACTTTTGTATGAGATGCAGCTACGTCTATGGGTTCTGTATCTAAAACTGATATAACTGTTTCTGGAAAAAAATTAAAAAACTCTGATACTGTTGAAAGAATTACACTATCACCTGCTAAAAATCCGAGCCTATTTCTAAAGAAAAATACATTATTAATTTTTTGTCCTATAAAAGAAGGATCTGGTGCAGAGTCTAAATCACCAACAACACGTTCACCCCATTTAGGTAGTGTAAAATCAGTTCCAGATATTGTATATGTATCTCCATCAACTCTTGCAAATCTAAAATCACCATCAGCCTGACGTATTAAAACGTGTGGCATAGTGTTGTAATTAAATTTAAAAGGTATGCCAGCTTCTACTGTTTCTGACCATTGACCTTCTTCAAAAGCATTACCATTATTAGTTGTAAATTTAACGTAATAATTATCAAAGTCTGTACCTTCATCACCAATTATTTCTACTACATATCCATTAGGTGATACATTTGGAAGATCAGTAAATTGCTGCACTGAATCTTTTATGACTGTCATTTTAGTATTACCTTGAGAGTCACTACCATCTATTGAAAAATCACTACCATCATTTTTTTTGATATGAATTACAGGACCATTTCTAGCAATCGTAAAACCCGAAAGACCAGAGTTTAAACCATTAGTAAGATCAGTAGCGACTGTTGTAGTTGAAAGAGGATCATTACCAGTAGTGTCATCTGTTACTGTTACACCATCTACAGTCACAGAATAAGTTGTTTTAGCTGTTGCTTGATTTATAAATACTATTGCTTGAGTGATATTACTAGCACTATTTGAGACTGCTGTATCCATTGCAGTTGTAATGCTTGTATTAACAACAAAGGTAAAGTCAGCAATAGTAACTGTCTTCATTACACTTCTAGGATTTGATGTATTTAGATAGCTTGTACCATCTGGTTTGTTTACTGTTTTTTCTGTGCCATCTAACTCAAAAACTTTTACATTGCCATTACTAAACACAGCTACATACTGTTCATTAGCATCTCTATTTATAGTTTGTATGTGTACATTACCAAGAGTCGAGTTACTTATTGAAGCTAAGAACTGCGATCCAGACCTTTTTGTAAGGCCAAGAACAGGGTTGCTGTCAGCATTATCTTGTATATCAGCGTGGTCTGCTTGTTTTAAAGCATCAGAAGATTGCGATATACCTCTTAATAATGTAGGTATAGCTCTTGATATAACAGCCATAGTTATCTAATTAAAGCACTAGAAGGATTGTAAGTATCAAAGATATTAGTAAGAGAAGGATCTCCTCTTAGTATATTGTGATCTCCATTTGCTAAGTCTGTTTCCATAAGTATTGCTCTAGCTCTTTGTTCATCTTGTTGTGTATATGTTCTTAATGATTGGTCACTTACAAGTCTGTCAACAAACTTTCTTGCAGCTTGTATATTTATATAATGTCTAGCTGGTTCTGGTATTTCATCAAAATCTCTAAAATAAACCACAGTACAAATTAAGTCTTCATCAAATTCAAATTTATTATTTTGTCTATCGTATAATTTAGAACCACGTTGTATAGGGTCAATGGTTGGGTGTTGATGAATATTAGCATCTACTCTCAAAACATCTGTAGGAATATTTATTTGATTAGACCCATCTCTTGTAAGAGTTACATCTATTTCTGTATTAAAAGACCAACCTTCTGATTGCACACTTTTGTTTACTTCAGTAAGAGTTGATTGAGCAATACGAGCATCAACAGGGAGAGTGCCGACAAGACTATTTATAGGTGCTTCACCTATAGCAGCAAGCATTATATTGATACAAGCAAGTTCTGTTGTTGCAGCTACAGCCATTACATACCTCCCATTAATTTATTATAAGCTTCTTCTCTAGCTTTTCTAGCTTTAGAAATTTCACCAAACTTACTCACTTCTTTTGGATTATCATATTTTTTTCTTACTTCTTTGACAAACCATTGATGTGGTTTTAATCTGTCTTTTGATTTTTTAATTTGTAAAGTCTTTCTTCCTTCTTCCATATCTAATACCCCTTCTTTTTAATTTTAAGTGAGTCTCTCCCACCTTTCTTTTTTTTCTTTTTTGATGAATGATACATGGGTATAAAAAAAGGGTATCTAATAATAAGATACCCTATAAATTGAAATTAAGAAGCAGCAAGTTTAATTGTTGCAGCACATTCTGGTCTTAGGATTCCATGACCAAGTGCGTATTTAGCAACCATTAATGTACCTTGATACATAATTCCGTAGTCCTGACCTGAGATCTCAGTTGTCATATCCATTAATTTAACTGTACCGACAGCCGATTTGTGGAAGACAAGACCAATAGTTTTACTATCGTCACCTGAGTAAGTGTTGTTTGCACCACTTGGGTTAGAAGATACGTTAGTCTGAGGTACGTTGTTAGACATCATGATTGGGATGCCAGCAACTTGTTGTACCTTACCAGAAGCAAACGAACCATTACCCTGTGGGTTGAAGTCAACATCTACAGTTCTTGTAGCAGACTCGGCAAGTTTGTAATACTCAGCAGGTGGTAATACACAGAAGCGATCTGTTGGAGGAATGTCTCTCTCGTCAAATGCTTGTGCAATATCATAGATAGCACCAGCTAGTTCATCACCTGTAATACCAGCAGAAGTTGTGTTACCAGCACCAGTTGGGAAACTAGATACGATACCACCTTGTCCACCTGATAATGTAGTAGATGCTCTAGAAGCATTTGCTATCATCTTCGCTACGTTTTGATCGTATGTACGAGCTAGAGCTTTACCAAGCTCATCAGCATAAGTAGCACGAACGTCATAGTGATTCTTAAGCTCGTCTAAGTTTGAGACAAAAGCTTGAGAAATTAGAAGATCATCAATGTTGATAATCTTTTCGTTTGCCTTGATTTGGTTAGCACCAACAAGAGGAGTTCCTACTGTATGGTATGCAGCAGTAGCAGTTCCTAATACTGGGAACTGTGCTGACTTACCACTTGTGATAGTACGAACTGAATGAAGTTGCTCATTGAAAATGTTGTTTCTAGCGAATGCGGTAAGAACTTCTCCGCTAAACACTTTCAAGAACAACGCATCAAACGCTGTTCCTGTTGCGTTCACCAATCCAAGACGAGATGCTGTGGCGTTAGCCATGTCAAACTCCTTGAATAATGTTTACAAATTTGAGTAACTAACTTCGTTTCAATCCTTTCTCTCAAGTGGTATCTGACGCATCAGGCACAAGGATATTTAGATTTCTACTCTGTTAATTTATACAGACCCACAATTCCACTTGCGTAGTGCAAGAGCTTTGCGAGTTAA